TCCGTTGGCGCCACAAACGATTTCTCAGTTTGTGACGCCGTAGACTTTTCAATTTTATAACCAAATATCTGCATTAAATTATCCTAGTTGGATGGAATTATGCAGTCAGATAATGTGAGTAGTTAAAAGTTACGGTGAACTCTTCAATTACGTCATTCTGACCATACTGTAGACCAATTTCCGACATGTTAATCGGGAAAGCATTATAAAGAACATATGTCATAAGTGGATCGTCATTACGATCTAGATGTTCTACTGACATATCGACTTGATAGTCAATTGGATTTAGAATACCAGTGTTGGCTTCTAGATCATTCATACCATTCATCCACTCTTCGAATGGACGACGAAGTGACATTGCAGTATCGTTAACAACTGTGATTGTGAACGGATCAAAGATGCGCTCACCTGCCAACTTAACTTCGCGGCCGCGGTATTGAATGATTGTTGGGTTTACTGTTGACGCAGGAAGTGCTGCACCTGTAACCAGTAGCGAATATTCTGTATCAGGAACCGAACCTACGAAACCTGGGAATGTTAGAATAACACGAAACTGGTTTGGTCTAGCACCACCAGCCCCTAGTAACCCTTTAAATTTTGAAATATCCATTTATAAATCTCCTATTTCTATTTAGTCGGGTTATTAGGCACCAACTTCTGTGAACGATACTGAGGTGCGAACCGCAACAAAGTTCAACTGGATGAAGTTGATCGAACGTGCTGGCTTGATATAGATATCAGCAACAAATTCGTTGCGATCAATAACTTCACCAGTATTGTTTGTTTCGTCACAAACCACGCGGAAGTCAAAGATGCCACGACGACCACGAACGTCACGTAGGAATGGTTCTACCATCGAACGGAACTGTGCGCGAGTGAAGACATCGTTGAATTCAAAGAGTTGATACTTAGCCGCAGTTGCGATAGCCTTTTGAAGAACGATGAATAGACGGCGAACGTTGATACGGTCAAAAGCACTTGGCTTTGTAAGAAGTGTCTTATCACCATAAAGTAGTGTGCCTTCGCCCGGGAAGGTAACAACTGGGTTAACGCCGCTCTTATACAGAACATCACGTTCTGTTTGATTTGGCGACCAAATCAACTTGACAACATTCTTAATCTGACCACGATTGAAGCCAGCTGGTGACCACCATGCATCATTTGTTTGATCTGTGCGGGCGCAGAGACCAGCCGTATCAGCGTTCAAAGGAACATTGACGTAAGCATCATTATAGCGGTCATATTGGCGTTTCCAACCAGAATCCATAACTGCATATGAAGTATTGCGGTTAATATCAGTTTGACGATATGCTACAACATCGGCCGCTTCTTCACCTGCGTTGTTATAAACATCCTCTAGGGGAGGCGAGAAGAATACCATACAATCTAGGCGGGCAAGTGCCACGCTGTCGATTGCATATTGGACAACTGCTGCGGCATGACCACCGGTTAGGATAAGTGAAATATCTACTGTTTCTTTATTTGCGAATAGTGCGTAACCAGATTGAAGGTTACCAGATGATGGTGCACCATCAACACCAGCACTAAGATTATATACTACTGGGTCAGCTAAAGTGTCAAATTCTGTATCAGCACCTGAACCCCAGTTTGTGCTTGCTGGATGATCCATCCACCACACATATTGTGAGCTATTTAGAACTTCTTTGTAATAGTTATTTGTTCCGTCTGCAATTCTAGCACCCACCATTTTAGATGCAAACGCATAAGTGGCAAGAACAGTACCAGATGAACCAGAAAACTTACCATCTGTATCGACGATTACAATATGTATCTCGTCGTCATCGCTGTTGTTTTCATTGGCGTAGACGCTCGTGCCAGGCGCGGCGTCAAAATATGAAGCATAGTCCCAGCCAGTAAACGAATCGACATCTGCTATGTGAACTGCAAGAGAATTGCCGTAAACACCCGGGTATTTAGCAGCAATTACACCAACCGCTGCTTGGCCACTAGCATAGTTTGCTTCATAGTGGTCTTCATTCTTAATAAGAATAGCGGTTCCGGTCGAAATAGCATTCTTAGCGGTGCTGCCGACTGAACGAACTAGCTGAAGGTTGTTACCATAGCCTAAAAAGTTGGCTGCGGTGAACCAGTCGATTGTATTTTTTGGTAGACCAAAGAACTTTCTAAGATCATTTTCTGATGCTACGGTACGAATTTCTTCTACCGGGCCCCAGTTGAAATCACCCACAAACGCGCCTGCCGAAGTCGATACGGCTGGGATAACGTTTGTTAGATCCTTCTCAGTTACTAGGACTCCTGGCGATAATTGAAAAGCCATATTCTTCTCCTCGTTGTAAACCTGACAATATTAACTTGTCGTTTTATGTTTTTATTTATAAAAATGTAAAAGTTACAGTAGCCAACCCGCTCGTCGAGGTTCTTCATCGTCTTGTGTAACTTTCCAAAGGTCACCATTTGATACAAAATAGTCTTCTTGGTGTCCATTACTTATTGTTCCGAATGGAGTTAGTTCATCCTCGATGCTATCCATTTGATCTTTATACATTTTCTCACGAATATCAACATTTGTCATATCTTTGAAGTATGGATTACTTGTCATCCATGCTAATAGAACGAGACTCATTACAAGGTCATCAAAGTAACCTTCGTCTGCCTGCCAAGATCCCTGTTTTTCAATGAATGTAGAGAACTCGGAAATTGTTTCGGCATCAAATACTAATAATTTTTGTTCTTCAAGTAGAGATTTTAGAGCAAAACAACCCTGTCTCTTTACTTGCTTAGTCATTCTAACACCGCGCTGGGTCTTTGTACCAAAACCGGGTGATAGATATTGCTTTAAAGCGGTCTTTACAGTAGTCAGAATATTATCATACTCTAACTCCATGTGTAGAATATCGGCCACCTGTTGGCCGATATCATTGATTTCAACAAGAATATATGCCTTGTTGTATTCGTTACCCACTTTAGCTACGATGTTAGGAAACAACATCGGAGCAATTTTATTATCACGATACTTAGCAACCAGTCTATATGGCGCTTCGGTAACATCTAACAGTGTGAAAGCAGAATAGTCTCCACCTACACCTCTTGCCGTGTCTACACCCATAGCATAGATGTGGCCGTCGATGGGTTCTTCAAAAATATCCAGACCATCTCGTGTGTGAATAGGATCAATAGAACTCATTGCACCCAAAGTCTTAGCTGAGACAAGAGTGTTGCTTGAACCAAGAAACTCACAAAGAACTTCTTGGTTGAACTTTAGTTCTCCCAGTAAGCGAAGTTGTTCTTCTGCCCATGCTTCGTCTCTACCAGGAATTCTATGATAAGGAATAAACATAGGCACAAAGCCGTTGTTTCCTTTTTCAGCCTCATTCCAGAATTTCCAGAAGTGATTGTAGCCCAGCGGTGTAGAGGTCAGAAGAATCTTAGTTGTCTGACCCGCGGAAATTGTAGGATAAACAGAAGCAAAGAATTGTTCTGCGACGGTGTTTGGAATAATTGCCGCTTCGTCAATGTATAGCCAGTTAACAGACTTACCACGAATACCAGAAGCAGTTGTAGCAGCGGTGAAAATCTTAGAGCCGTTTTCCAGCTCTACGTCACCCTTGTTCCATGTCTTAACACCTTGTTGCATCCATAGCGGCAAGTTTTCATACATACCCTGATAACGAGCCATAACTTCGCGGGCAGCAGCCGTCTTGTTGGCCATGATAGCCACTGTCTTACTGTCTTGAAAGAGAGTATACCAAAGAATACATGCCGCAGAAGTAATAGTCTTACCCTGCTGGCGACCTTCCATGAGAATTGCTTTACGATTCCCCAGAATATGTTTTACTTTTTCTTTCTGACAATCATACAACTTAAACAACTGGAGTCCATAATCCAGTGTAACAATCATACAGTAATTTTCAATGAAGTAAATAGGATCTTCCTGGCATTTTTCGATTTCTGCCAGTTGTTCAAATGTAAAGTTGTGCTTATGACCGATCGGCTTTAAGTTAATATTACCGTGGTACGAGGATTCCTCACTCATGATCTATTACTTTAGCTCTCTCTGCTTTCAAGGCTTTGAGTAAATCAGATGTAGAACCAGAAAAGATGATATTGTTTTGAGTATCAATGCTCTGTTTCTTGGGTTCTTCTTCTCGTAGTCTCTTTTTCTTGGACTGCAAATCAAGAAGGTCTTTTGCAGCATCGCCCGTTGTTTTAATCAACTGGCCGACAACTTCATATGCGCGAGGACTATCACTTGCAAGAGCGACATTCAACATACCTTCGAGTGCTTGTTGGCTGGTACCAATCAAATCGTTTAGTTTTTTTCTTGCGACAAGATAGTCATCTTCGATATCATCACCCGTAGATATGATTTCTGGTACCAAAGGTTTCTCAACTACAGTTGGTACTTGGTCTTTTTGGTTAAGAACTTCGTCCATGTGAGTGCCAAAGATGGCATCTAATTTGTCGTATTGGTTACTCGAATGATTCATCAAATTGCTCCACATAACTCCAATCATCAAGATACGAAGCATCTTCAGGTGTGTATGTCACTTGGTATTTAACTTTTTCTAAATTACCCTCTTTGGGATCAAGATTGGCATATGTATTGGCGATTGCAGTTTTAATATAACCCTGCATATCAACTGGACCATAGAAATTCAATCCAAGATTGAAGGTTAAATTCCATACAATCGATTGTCTTTGCGTGAACTCGCCTTCGTAATTATCTTCAAATGAAACATTTTCAAGAATAATTTGCAAGTCTCTTTTAATTCCCATTTCAGGAATATCAGTGATAGTCACATTGAAATCAGGATTAAAAAATGGTAAAATTTGTTCAATGATTTGAAGGCCGTCATCCTGGTTCTTCGTTATAATGAACAAAGATATTGCCAAAGTATATGGTGTGCTAGTGTATTGAACTCTTACTTTATCAGGATCATCACCAACACCAACTGCTATATTTTTAGTAAGAATATTTAATTTCTGTTGTGGGTTATATTGAAGACCAGTAATCTCGAACCCAATTCTAGGTAATGTGATTGCAACCGACGCAGGATCATTTCCAGGTACCGCAGCAACTCTTGCTAGAAACTTATCTTTAGGTCCGTATGCGAGAGGCACTCGAATGGACTGAGCCACTTCACCTGCAGAGTTTTTACGCTCTACGGTTAGCTGATTGAATATCGTTCCAAAGGCAATAATAGCTTTACGAATGTGCTGGTGATAGAAGTGTTGTTTCAAAAACATTATGTTATCGTCCTTACTTGAACTTCACCGAATGGATTAAACGCGGTAAAATCTAGGAACTCTGCCGCCGCATCTTCAAAATCATTAGTCTGATCCAGAGGATCAACGTTTGATGTGCCACTTTCTTGTAAGATGATGGAGTCGCTGGTATTTGATAGAACATAATCACCAGACTGCATGATAAGTTGCCAATCATAAAGGTCTTGAGTTAGACCATCGGTAATACCATCGATTTCTTCAAGACCAGTATCAATGGTTTCAGAACTAAATTCGAATACCTGACATGACATTTTATATGTATAAATTTTTCCCAACTGGTAGAAAGGATTTAGAAAGTCCACATAGTTGATTTGAAAGAATGTCTTTGTCTTAGGAAAGAACAGTAAATCGCCTTCTGCTGGACGCTCTGGCAACTGCAAATTTTCTGCATTTCTACCAACAGATTCTTCCCAGCGGCGTCTCGCAACAACAAACGTTGCGGTCGATCTAAACTCAAAGCCAAACTTTGTTAGTAACTCACCTTGACCTTCGAAGCCTTCTGTGTTTTCAAGATACATTTCCAATGGATATGCTTGGGTAAAATATGATAGCGCATCTTCATATAGAATTTCGTCTTTGTTTGCTATCGTTCTTGGAAGATAGTAGACATCATGTCCATAAATCTTCATACTTTCGATAACAAGGTCCTCCAACAAACGTTGTTCGTTTGTTGTACCCGATGTATTTCCTGATTGAAAGTAGAAGTTAGTTGGCATGATATTAGCCCACCATAAAATCGACTGGCAGTTCCGAACTTAGCTGCATGTCTCGTTGTATCATTCTAATTTCCTCGACGGCTTCATCATAGACCTGCTGGCCATTCATGACGATACCACCGGGCAATTGCATACCACCAAATTTTTTCATGTTGTCTCCCCACTGCTTTTTAATCAAAGCCGTGGCATACTCTTTTAAGAATCTATCGTCATAGACTTGAGTGAATGTATTTGGGTCAACAATTCGATAGCATTCAACGATGATAAAATCACCTGGTTCAAATACATCTTTCCAATTACAGTGAATTTCTAGCTTATCGGTCTTACGATTGTATGCAAATGATCTATCGCCAACCAGAAGCATATCTAACATTGACAAGTATTGTTTCATCTGAGTGAAATAAATCATGTCCGCAGATAATAGGTTATACATATCATTCATACGGAACTGATAGATAACGTCAAACATATTGTTTGCATTATTCATACCAGAGCTTGGACCATTTACTGGCAACACTCTTATTACGCCGATAACGGCATCAGAAATGGATACATAACCATTCTCAATATCACCTGGTGTATAGAAATTGCTTGTTGCAACTAAAGCGCGACTAAAGCCCGAAGTTTCGCCGGTAAGTGTTTCACCCGCAACAAAAGCGCCGCTAACTTTACTAGCAGTTATTACCACTCCATTGATTGATACAATTCTACATGATGCACCAGATGTGGCGCCTACAAGAGTTTCACCAACTTCAAATGAGGGAGGTGAAAGACCAGAAAATCGTAGAGTTGCACCTGTAATTTGTTGCGGGAGATAAATTCTCTCGACTCCATCAAAATGAAACTCTTGAAAATACTGTAATGCATCATCGATGCGATCTTCTACCTGATCTTCATCGACGTTAATTTCAATTACTGGAAACCCGAGTCTGCGCAAACAGTAATCGATTAAACCTTGTCTTGATGAAATTGCCATATCTTGTCCTCTTTGGACTATTTATAATGCATTATCACTTGACATTAATGGCGTCATCTGGTTTTCTATATTTAACCATTTGTGTAATGGGCAATTCGCACTCGCCATTTTAATTTTTAATGGCATAATACAACCACATTCTCTGCAGGTTTTTAATACAGTAAATGATGGACAGATTTTGCAAATATTATATCTAGTTTCTTGAATTTCACTACTTGCTAAAAATGAAACGCCTGCATTGTTTTCTGGTGTAGAATTCGTTCCGGATATGTCTATCTTGGCATCAATGATTTCTTGTATTTCAATCTCAGACAGTTTTCTAATGACCCATGTTTGATGCCACTCATCGTCTTTAAATTCTGGTGTACCTTCTTCAACAGTTTCGTCTTCATTTAGTAAAGGTTGTGGTGTAGTTACTAATGGGTACACGTTATAATTGGCTAATAGTTCTGGATGCGGCATCTGACTATTTTGATAAATGACCGCATCAGGAACATCAGCGAACAACTGTTCCAACGTATAGTTGACAGGTATATTATTTTCTAATTTTATATGTCTCACTATTAAACTCCTACACTCGTGTTATTATTACTTGACCTGGACCAGAATGTGTAGCACCTGTTGCTATTTGACTGGTTCCTGCATTATAAGATCCGCCGCCGCCCCCGCGACCAGCATACGCCCAACCACCTGAACCGCCGCCAGAATAACCGCCTCCGCCACCGCCCCCGCCCCAACTTCCTGCGCCACCGCCAAAACCACCATCACCACCGTTTAGTACCAATCCGTTTGGACTAGTATATAAAGCAGACCATGTGAAATTGCCCCCGCAATAGTAACTCTGTCCGCCCAACCAACCGTTTCCGCCGCCGCCGCCGCATATTCCTTGGGAGAGACTAGCAGAACCACCAGTACCACCAGCGCCGCCGTTGTTTTGACCTGCGCTGCCACTAGTTCCAGTTTGTCCGCCTGATAGTGCTTGAGTTCCAACACCGCCGCATCCTCCACCACCTGCTGCTACTAGAGGATTGGTAGTTTGACCCGTCACCCAAACGAATGTACCGCCACCGCCGCCACCGCCGCCCCAGCTATAGGTGGACTGGGTCATACCACGTTGACCCACTACAATAGATAATACTTGTCCTTCAGTGAGTTGAAAATTACCTTGTATTCTTGCTCCCAACCCACCGGATGAAGCAGGGTTTCCTGCCGCATCTTGCAGTCCGTCTGCACCTTGAGCCCCATAACAGTTAATACTATATGTGCCCGTTTCAGGCACTGTCCATAGTTGAATACCGCTTGACGTATTAAAGAATGAGGTATTGCTTTTCCATGCATCGACGCCCGTACCAGTTAATCCCGTGCGTGCAGTTGCTAAACTTGGTCCAGCACTTCCAGTCTGACCCCCTGGAGTAAACGTGGCATTAGTAAATGAGTAGAGTGCAGCCAAAAGTGGCGGCCAAAGAGATTGTCTCCGATAATCTCCTGCTTCTGCAAGACTCCAAACACCACTAGCAGAACCTGTTGTTGGTGTGTGTTTTGGTCCTATTCTACCGCCATTACCGCGCATATTTAATTCCTATAATCTAGTAATTGTAACAGAACCATTGGCGGAAGAAAATCCAGAAAGAGACGACACGGACCCAGAAGCGTTTCCACCCGCAGTCACGGAAACTAAGGAGCCCGTCCAAAACGAACCACCGCCTTGCCCTCCTCCATGACCTGGATTACCCGCACCAGGCCAATTCATACCGCCGCCGCCGCCAGTATATCCGCCGCCGCCACCGCCAGAGAGACCGTTACCACCTCCGCCTGCACCACCACCAAAACCGCCACACTCTGAAGTTGTTTGCCCATTTCTTCCGCCACCAAAAATAGAAACTCCTGAACGAGTGCCTTTGTAACCTATATTAGAGTAACTGCCCATGGTTCCGTCTGCTCGTGCGTCTGTGCCGTCTGATAACCACCCTGCACCACCTCCACCTGGACCGTTCCAAGTTCCTTGGGCGCCGTCATTGGAAGAGTAACGTCCGCCCTGACCTAAACCAATATAACCGCCATTACCTCTGCCGCCACCTTCAGTTGGTGTGCTGGTAGAACTGCCGTTGCCGCCAAACCCAAGATCATGACCAGTTCCGCCGCCACCACCCGCACATACTATAAGCGACCCACTACCAACATTACCTGTAAAAACCCAGCTGCCACCGCCTCCATGTCCACCCGAACCGCCGCCACCCGAATGCCCACATTGGCCTACAATTATGTTGTATACTGTGCCCCCAGTTAACGTCACATTTGTGATAACACTAGCTCCGCGGCCCGCAGCTGGTCCAATGCTAGACCCACCATTAGCACCAATACAGTCAATCCTGTATGTGCCTGTCGCCGGACAAGTCCATTGTTGTGTCCCGTTAGACACGGAAAAATGACTGGAAAGAAATGCTGCGCCAGAATATGCAGTTTGACATTGTGCTAAGGTTGGTCCATTGATTCCTGTCGCAGTCGCGTTAGTGAATGTGTGTGCAGTGAAGGCATATAATGATGGTGGCGCCAAAGATGGCCAATTGGATGCACCTTTTTCCGCATGTGCAGATAGGAGATCCCACATTCCAGAAGCAGAACTTGTTGAGACTGTTGGGAGTTTACCTCTTACTCCACCATTAAACCTTCTGCCCATGTTACGAAATCTCTTCGTAACTGCAAACCGCCTCCAGATCTGAGTTTGCATTGGCGGTCAGGCGAAGAGAATCACCTTCTTCAAGATAGATACTTGCGTCTTTAGATAACACAACCAAGGTGGCATCCGCTGGAACAACTACGGTGTTTGCGATGCGGTATGCGGTAGAACTTCTGAAAAGATCCACAGTGACTTCTGCGTTGTTTGTGCCGTCGATATTTGCGACAATAAGAGAATTTATCTTAAAAACTTTTCCGCTACTGCCACTATTGGTGACAATCGCCGTTGCAGAAGTTGTTACAGCAAGAACTGCGGTCTTGCCTACAATTGTGGTCACGTTTACAATATTTGGTGCTGCCATTTTATCCTCCGAATACTATTGCCATAGCAATGGCTTTACCTGTCGTAACACCGGCGGCTGGTTTATTAGATAAATCAGCATACGAACCAGATGTCGCAACAGTTGCCAAACTTGATGTATTTGCTTTGGCAGTCAATTGTGTTTGAATTGCAGATGTTACACCGTCTAGATAACTCAACTCTGTTGAAGAAACATCACCAATGCTTGTTGTTGATGGTAATACAACTGTTCCTGTAAATGTTGGACCAGCAAACATAGTGGCTTTTGATTCGTTTGTAACATTTCCAAGACCCAGTGTAGTTCTAGCTGTAGCGGCATCGGCGTCATCTACTAGAGTTAGACCAAAGGCACTGACCGCAGAAGAATTTAACTTAGTTCCGATACTGGTAGTAATCGTTGTTGAGAAGTTTGCATCGTCATTAAGTGCCGCCGCAAGTTCGTTCAATGTGTTTAATGCTGAAGGTGCAGTATCAATTACGTTTGCAACTGCCGTGGTTGCTGCATTATCAGCATAGGTCTTAGTCGCAATTGTTGAGTCTACGGCAACAGAGCCATTAGTAATAGCAATACCAGTTCCTGCGCTAAAGTGGGCGCGGACATCTGTAGCACTTGGTCCAGTAAAGGTAAATACGCCAGTTGAATTGTTATATGCTAATGAACCGTCGCCGCCAGAGTCGGTAACTGAGACTGCGCCCCTAGCAAGTGCATCCGTATACTGTGTGATTGATGTTGAGATGGCGCCATCGGTAATACCAATTCCAGTTCCTGCGCTAAAGTGGGCGCGAACATTCGCTGCCGATGGTCCTGTATAAGTTATTACACCAGTTGTATTGTTGTATGCTAGTGTACCATCGCCGCCAGAATCTGTTACTGATAATGCGGTTTTTACATCCGCAATAGCCCCAATAGTTTTGACAGAGGCCGAACCCTCTACTTGATCATTTATTTGTTTAGGCGTAAGTGTTACATCTGTAAGTAGTTTACCACCAACATTGTCAAACAAGAAACTTCTAGTTCTGCGCGACATTATTCAGAAACTTCTGTTGTCTTAACAATTGCTGTCCATCTGACGGTTTTACTGGCTGCACCAGTTACAAACACATTAATGGCGTCATTTGTATTATCTGCGCGAACATCAACCACCCATGCAATATCGTCCTGTGCAACAGCAACTTCGTAAACATTACCTACGTTGGCAACAGTGTTGGAAAAGTTATCTGCGCACCCCATTAGGTGCCAAGATGCACTCTCGCCAGTTGCGTCTGTTCTTCTTGCAACAATAGATACTTCATAAAATAAAGTAGTATTGGTCGGCACAGGTATTCTAGTAGAACCCCCTATGAGAATCTCTGCTTCTGTTGCATTCGTGGTTGTACCATACAGCACATACTGTTTGGTATAATAATCCGTTTCGCCTTGCGTCAATTGCCCATCGAATGTAATATTACCCGTGCCAGTAATATTATTAGAATTTAAATCTAAATCTCCGCCAAGTTGAGGAGTAGTGTCATCAACTACATCTGCGATGCCACCACCGGGAGAACCGCCATCGAGGCTGCCCATGTCATAGGTTTCACCTGCGCTAGTTAAGTCTCCGAGATCGACTTCATCTGCAAAAAATACAGGAACTTGTTCACTGACACCGATTTCGATTATGGCGCCATTGGTTCTTTTTGTGTATAACGCTCCGTCGGCCAAATTAACAGCAAGTTCACCTACTGCAATATCACCAGCGCCTGGTATAGCACCTAGTGTTTCACTTCTTTTTAATTGAACTACGGTTGCCATATTAATTCAATAGGGCCCCCGCGGAATCATAAATTGCAACACGAGAGATAGAATACCACTGTGTTACAGATGATGCCATTAATTCGATTGAACCATTTGCTGCGACCTGAATTGCTGCGTTTGCTGATAATGCGTCGATTGTTCCACCAGTTGCTGGATAGATACTAAGAGTATTTGCGCCTTTATTAACAATAATAATTCTACGTCCAGCAGTTGCGGTTGGGAGTTTGACTCCAGTAGATGAAGCAACTGTAGTAACTACGTTATAATCTACAGTTAAAGCAGTAGCACCTGCTTGATCTGAACCGGCGGCAGAAACAGCGTTGTTATTATTTACAACCGCACCATTCAATGCTGGTGTTGTTAATGTTTTGTTAGTTAGGGTGTCTGTAGTATCTTTAAGAACAATTATTCCTGTAGCATCGGGAAGAGAAACACTTCTATCTGCGGTTGGATCTACTGTTGTTAGCGTAGTTTCAAATCCATCAGCAGTGGCACCCTCAAACACAAAGGCATTTTGAATGTTAACTGTTGTCGAATCTACTGTTGTGGTTGTACCAGAAACCGTGAGATTGCCAGTGATAGTTAAGTTATTATTTACTGTGGTAGTTCCTGTGGCAGCACCGATAGAAAGAGTAGTTGCTGCACCAGCAAAGTTTACAGTTGTAGCAGTTGTATTAACAAGCGCAAATGTTGTGCTTGGTGTAGTTAATGATGTTGTGATTGCAGGGCTTGTGCCAAATACAGCAGCACCAGATCCAGTTTCATCTGTTAGTGCAGTAGCAAGTTGAGAAGAAGTGAATGATCCAAGAACAGCAGCGTTACCAACCGATGTAACATGTCCAGTTAGATTGGCATTGGTCGTTACATTACCAGCAGTAAGACCTGATGCTGTACCAGTTACATTGGTCATTACACCAGAGGCAGGAGTTCCAAGTGCTGGTGCAGTTAGCGTTGGACTGGTAAGTGTCTTGTTAGTTAGAGTCTGAGTCGCTGCCAGAGATACAATTTCGAATCCTCCTGCAGCCACACCGTCGTGAACTACTATAGTGTCTTTTGTTGTATTGACGGTAACTTCACCCTCCGCACCAGTAAAGGTCGCGTGCTGGGTAGTAGTTCCTCTTCTAAGTTGTAAAATTGTTGCCATTTGTATCTCCTAGTCCACCGTTTTTAGGTAGTATATGTTCCACCATCAAGAATGGCACCGTCTTTTATGTTTGCTAGAGTGGTTTTCAACAACTCATGTCCACCAGCAGTGGAACCGTCATGCACTCTTATCGAATTGTTTGTTGTATCTACGGTAATTTCAGCTACGGCACCAGTAAAGGTATTGTGTTGAGTGGAAGTACCTCTTCTTAGTTTAACTCTTGCTGCCATTATGCGATGCTCCCGTAATCAACTGCGTTATATGCAGCGACTTCATCAGTGATTAATCCATAATCCAGGTCAGTTATCTGGTTCAAACGAACAACAGCAACACCCGGTGTTGTAGTGGTATCTACATTGAAATCGCTAAATGCGGTGTCGGCAAATGAAATCGTTGCCACTGATGTTGCTGCGCCACCATCATTAACTTCAACACCGCCAAGAGCAACAACTGTTCCGTCGGTCTTTTTAGAGAAGATTTTCTTGTCTACTAAATTAACAGCAAGTTCGCCGATTGCTAGATCGGCACCAACTGGTGCCGCCCCGCCAGTCTCGCTTCTTTTTATTTGAACTACTGTTGCCATAGATTAATCCTATTCATTTTTTGTAAAGTTGGATTCTTCCCAGTTATCTTCAGAAGACTTTTTCGACTTAGGAGAGGCAGTAGCATTCAATGCTTCTTCTAGTTCCTGTATCTTTGCTGTCAATTCAGCAACAGTCTCGTTGGCGATATTCAACTGGGTTTTCAACATAATACTATCAAGTGTTATCGTTTTAAGTTGCTCTGCCAAATTATTAATATACGAATTGATGAACTTAGTTTGATCCATTATGTATCTCCACGAAGTTGGGGTGGGATAATCCCACCCCATTCTTATCTATTTATTAGTATGTTCCACCGTCGATATTACCGAACGAAGGAGCAGCACCTGAACCACCAGATGTCAGAACTTGACCAGCAGTTCCCGCAGCGGTAACACCGAGTGCATCAGTACCATTACCGAACATAACACCGTTAGCAGTAAACGTTGCCGCACCAGTACCACCGTTTGGAACAGTGATTGCTGAAGCAAGCGACGAAATAGTTCCGCCTTCGAGGTTAGCAACAAGAGTAGCAATCGAATACCCAGTTGCGCCTGTGTTAACAGTTGTAGTTGGGGCAACTTGTGAATCTTTGAAGAGTCTCCACTTACCGTCCGAAGCATCGCGGAAGATACCTGAGTAAAGGTCTAGCGAACCGCTGGTATCATACATACCGAACAGACCGATGTCAACTGCGTCAGTTGCGTTATTGTCGTTACCAA